TCCAGTAGTAGAAGAATCTGATATGTCAAATCTATATGTTGCTCCTTTTGCTAGGGTTATTTCTTTCTGTACTATACCATTGATTGCATAAACATTATTGGGTGGTGGTGTTCCTGGATTAGATACTACAGTTACTATCAAAGATGGGGAATATCCACCAATTACTCTAGTCTTTGAGTGAACTACAAAGTTTCCATAAATTGCACCATTTACACTAATATCACGACTATACCCAGAATCTAAACTTAATTTGTAATAAGTAGTTCCCAGTTCAGAAATTATAACCTCTACATCTCCAATTGGTGCGTATGCTTTTGAAATATTTTGATATTCATCCTGAAATAATGTTGCATTTAGTAAATTTAATGGATCACCTTCAATTTTTTCTACAACTAAATCATCAGTGACTCGATAATTTGCATCTGATGGTCGAAACAAATAATCTTTTGGTCGGATAATAACAGCACTTTCACCATACAATGCATTGAATAGAATTTTAAATGACTCATCAGTTCCTTTACTCAGATAAAAATCCTTTGCCTGCTTAATGAAAAGAGATTGGTTTATTTTTGAGTTTAAAGTTCTATTTTCAAGTCCTGGTAATAACTGATATTTTGTTTTAAGTAAAAATTCCTTTAAAAATAAAGAACTTAAGTTTTTAATTATTGCTCCAGATGTATGTTCCGCAGATTCACTTTCTGAAAAAACTAATTGGTCCGGATAATTTTGTTTTGTAAGAGAAGTAATTCCAACAAATCCTCGAACACAACCGGTAAAAGAACTTGACGTTTTTCCTGTATATGTAACAATTTCATCATCAATTTGCAGAACACCATAAGAATCTGGAAAATCTTCTATTCCAACACCAGTTTGATTTATAACAATAGTCGTATCAAAAAATGAAATATCTTGCCCAAGAACTGTAGAATCTGTTTGATTCGTCAATTCATCAATTTTTATGTACCTATCAATATTTTGAATTAAATCAGCAGAAGCTCCTTTAAATTCTTGAGAAATATAGTATTGTGATAAAAATTCAGAAATTAGTGGAAATTCCTCTACCACATAATTTGGAAGTTGATTTTTAACAATATTACTAAATTGAACTCTTTTTTCTTTCATTTGATTATTTTATTAATATGAACTAGATGAACTTGGTGAGATATAACTTGATGAACTTGATGAACTTGATGAACTAGAAGATTGTGTACTAGATGTGGTGAGTAAACTGTTATTTTGATTTGAAGAAACCCCATCAATACCATTTGTTGGTCGAACTAAAATTCCATTTAAATAACTTGAAGATTGAATATAATTTGATGCCGATGGGTCGAGTCCAGAAGAAATGCTATCAATAACCATTTCAAATATGCTATTATTAATATCTAGTTGCAAATATAAGTCTTGTAATCCAATCACGTCATTTGATTGTGGAACTACAGAAATTTCAATTATGGATTGTCCATCTTTAATTTTTGCAGCTGTGATATTAATTGGATTTAATGTGACAATTCCTTTTATATAATCAATTCTTCCGATTCCTCTTTTTATAATAGTTGGATTTACAGAAGAAATATTTGGAACCGTAAAAATAAAAATGGAACCAGTGCTTCGATTTGTGTCTGGAACATCAGACATATAAACTGGTTCAGGAATTCCAGATACTCTAAATGCAGTAGATTTAATATTATATCCATTCATACTACTAATATGAAATTGATTTCCAAATCCAATTGAATATTCTGCAAAAGAATTCAAGACTACACGTAAGTCTCTTCTCATTTGAATTTTTGTAATGTTTGATGTTACTGCATCGTGACTATCATCAACAATTTTTAAAAATTTACTATATTTAAATCGAGCACCATATTTGTTAAGTTCTGTAGATTCTGCATATTTAAGAGCATTTGATTGAATTATACTCGATATGCTAGATGAACTTGGTGCTAAATTTGAATTATAATAAACATTTGAAATTACTTCTAAGTAGAGATACTTTAGATCTAAGATTTCAGGAACGATTCCTGCAACTGCATATTGTTTCAATTTTAATCTAATATTTTCCTTAATTAAATTTGGTAAAAAGTCACCAGTTCTTGGTTTAATGCTAATAAAAACTTTTCCGTATTGTGGAGGAATAAGTTCTTTTCCACCAAAAACAGAAATAGATTCTGTTTCTGGGTAAATTTTTGCAGGAATTAAAGTTTCATAATCATTAGATGTAAGTGCCCGATTTTGAGATGCATAAATTTTGGGGGCAAATTTGCGAATTGATTCTACAGGTTCAATAGATTCTCCACCTGATGATATTAATATTGTTGTGAGTAGAGAAATTCCTGAAGTAATAGTGTAAGTATTTGAATTTCGAGTGTATGAAAGTCTTCCTGAAAATGTAAATTGATTGATTCCATTTCCACTGTCACCATTTGATATAATGTAAGAAACCTGAACATAATTTCCATCTTCAAGTGCTTTTCCAAAAACACCATCACCAAAAATTAATTCGTATCTTTCGTCTTCAATTTCTTGAATATAATAAACTTCTGATTCTGAATTTACATTGAACAAACTGTCTTGAAGATTATACTTAACTGATATTGTAGAAGTCTCATTCGGTTTTACGATTGCAGAAATCAAATCCGTATCAATTCCAGAGTTTGGAAGAATATATCTCTGATTTGGATTTCTTGGACTATATGTAAAATTATTCGTTAAAAGAACTCCCTCATAAATTTTAATTTCATCAAATGATGCAATATTATTAAAAACAGGAACTGTAATATCTTGAAGTATTGAAAATACAAATGATTGATTACCAAAGGACCCAGAAGTGCTTGCAATTGGTCCTTTATGCAACGTAAGTGATACTGGAGGTGGGGTGATGTTTGAAGTGTCTATAAAGAAACTAACTGTTGCTGTTGCTGCCTTTCTTGATTTTGGAACATATCCAATATTTCTTGCAAGTGAAACAACATTTTCTCTGAGTGTTGCACTATCAATAAAAACTTCATTTGCAACCATATTTGCATTATATGAAGTAATATAGGTATTGTATGCCAAAACATCAAGAATTGTCGAGAGATTAGATCCCTCAAAGTCATAATCCGTAAAGTTGGAATTGGCTTTTAAGTAGTTTTTAAGAGTTGTCTTAATCTGGTCAAAATCCAGATTTGCAAAATTGACTAATGGCATTTACCTAATTACCGAGTAGGTTGCAAAACGAATTCGAGTTGCTGCGGAGGAACATCTGCACCAATAATTCGATATTGAATTAGAACATCAAATGATGCATTATCATAATCAGGAGTTGTCTGAACATCAATCAATTCAACTCGTGGTTCATAGTTTGTAATTGAATTTCGTATTTCATCTTTAATGATTGATGCAGAAATTTCATCTACATTTTCAAAAAGAGAGTTTGAAATACGAGATCCAAAATTTGAATCAAAGAATTTCTCTCCTGGAAGAGTAAATACAATATTACGAACTGAACGAGCAATTGCAGTTTCATTTTTTAGAGCAATTAAGTCTAGATTCAGGGGATTAACCTGAAAAGACATACTGATGTCTTTGAAACCTTGACTGACTCGCTCTAGAGGCATTTAATATTATGAATCTATATTATTTATTCACTAAAATTCGGTTAATGGAATGGGTTCTGTTCCATACTCCCAATCATCATAATCATCATCATTACGAATTTTTTCGTGAAGTTCTTTCTGTATTGCAAAATCGTGTTTTTTGGGTGTGAGATCATCATTTGAAATCTCACGAAGCATTTTTTGCTTTTCAATTTTCTCTTCCCAACCATACTCACTAGAGAGATATGATGTTCCCCATTGATCTTTCATATAATTCGAGTCCTTATCCACTTTTTTGGTCATTGATTTGCTCCTGATTTGGTAAATCAGAACTTTTTACGGGGTTTCTATCCCGTTCATTTGCAGTTTTCCAAAAATATTCGTCTTTGGTAAATCAGAACTTTTTACGGGGTTTCTATCCCGTTCATTTGCAGTTTTCCAAAAATATTCATCTTCATTTCCCATTCCAAGACGTTCATAACTATTTTCGACTTGATAATATCGTGTAGATACCTTAAAGTCTGGTGTTTTTGGTTCTTTTGGTGTTAGGCTGTTATCATATATACGAATTCGATTGTTTGGATAGAGTGCATACTGCCCATTATGCAATTCAATCAGGTTGAATGATTTATGTTCGGCAGGATTTTCACTTGTTGCACAGTCAATTGTGTCTGAATCTTGATGATAATTATCTAGAGTGCAAATATAAGTACCTTTTTGATTTCCAAAATCTCTGGTGTATATTTCATAATCCATAGATCCAATAAATTGTTTCTGCACTGCAACAACACCATAGTCCATACAATTCCAAAACTGAAGATTTGGTAGATCTAAATCTGGTGTAGGAGTTTCTGAACGAGAAACGAAGGCACTGATCGGAAGTTTATCATACATTGCAGCATACTCTGGTAAGTATGTCTCAAAGTAAAAAGTACGACCAGGAATTGACTTTGCTGATACCCAGACTCCTTTCACAAATTCTCCCCAACCACTTTGATGATCGGTAAGGTATTCTTTACGAACCCAGACTTCTTGTGATGGTAGGTTAACAATTAAACAAGACATCTTTGTTTTCTCGTTATTATTCTCTTCAAGTCCCCTTCAAGCGAGAAGCGGTTGCGCCGTTCATAAAGTAAATAAAATACTTAACTAGTTATAAGCATTAAAAAGACACTTGAAGAGTCTTCAAATGCCCTGAGAATATTCTTTATCTACCCGTGGTTTGCGAGGTTTATTTCTGCTGGTTGCAGAGTACTTTGTATTTCTTCC